CTGGCAAGGACGCTGGTTCAGAACTTTCACAGAAAGCCTACGCAATTATGGAGAAGAACAGCCAAATCGATTTTGGTCGTGCTTTGACTATTACGATGTCGGCTAACCCTGAACTGTCTGAGGAATACAAAGTTAGTAACGGGGAGTATGCATAATGACTATTCAGAATAAATACGATTCAGTTGCTATCTCAGCTGGTGCTGACCTTTCAGCTGGTCAGTACAAGGTCATTAACATCGGTGGAACATTAGCTCTCTCGGGTGCTACGTCTTTCGGTATTCTTCAGAACAAGCCGGCCGCTTCTGGTCGTGCAGCAACTGTTGGTTACACTGGTATTATGAAAGCTCGAGCTGGAGCAGCTATCGCTGTTGGTGCCGGACTTGACGTAACGAGTAACGCCGCTGGTGGTGGTTGGGTGATCACAGTCACCTCTGGTTCCGCTGCTGTTGGTAAAGCTCTTTACGCCGCGAACTCTGGTGATACCTTCACTGGTCTTTTCAACTTTGCTGGTGGATATCAGCCTTAACCGGAGACAATTATGAAACGGAAATTTGGAGCAACAGCAGAGAATACTCACGTAGACGCATTACTGTCGAACGTGGCTATTAACTATCGTCCGGAGGGAATGATCGCTGATTTGATTTTCCCGATGGTTCCCGTCGCAAAGCAAAGCGACTTTTATTCGATCTTTTTACGGTCTGATGCTTTACGTGTAGAAGAATCATTGCGAGCACCTGGTACTGAAGCTAACGAAATTACTCGTGAAGTTTCAACAGCTGCGTATTTTGCAAAGAATTATGCACTGAAATACGGTGTCACTATCGAAGATCGTGCGAACGCAGATCCAATCTTTGTGCAGCAGCTTTTAAACGGTCGTGTTGAGTACATCATGGATAAGCTAATGCTGGGTTGGGAAACTCGTATCGCTTCCCAGGTGACCAGCACTACCAACGTTGGTAGTTCCGCAGCTGTAGCATCAGCATGGAGTGATCTCACTAACGCTGACCCACTTGGTGACGTACAAGCAGGTATGGATAATATCCAGGATTCAACCGGCAAGCGAGTGAAGCGTATCGTGTTCGGTGATCTTGCCTGGCGTAACTTCCGTCGTAACACTGCAATTCGTAATTTGATTTTCGGTGTTGATAACGGTGGTGGATATCCTAACGTAGCTCAGGTTAAAGCATTACTTGAAGTCGATGATATCCTTATCGGTGGTGCATACCAGAATACGGCGAACGAAGCTCAGGCTGAAGTGTTGGCTCAAGTATGGGGTGATAACGTTTTGCTATTCCATACCCCTGCTAGTCCTTCGACTGAACAACCTGCATTTGGTTATTCGTTCCGTTGGTCTGCTGCTGGGTTACCAAACCTTCAAGCAGAACGGCATCCGTACGATTCACGTAAGAAGCGTGAAGAAGTTGAAGTCGGATATTACCAGGGTGAAGAGATCGTCGGTGCAGATTACGGTTTTCTAATCGCTGATACTCAATCGTCAACTTAATACTGAGTTGACTTAGAACCGGAGTGGGTCACTGTTAGCCCACTCCACTTTAACTGGAGATACAAATATGTTAGTACCTACTAAACAAGATCCAAATCGTGAAAAGGAACTCAAGCGTATCAAGGAAGAAAAGAAAGCTCGTGATAGCGCGGGAACCTCAAAACCTCGTCAAGGCGTTTAGCCGGGAGTTGCTGGAATGTTAATTATCATGCACTGCATGGGAATGCCATTTAATGGCACCACTATAGAGACTGAGTCCCTTGGGGGTTCAGAGTCCGCGGCATACTATGTCGCTAAACATTTGGCAACTATGGGTCACAAGGTGATGTTATTCACCACCCACAAAACTGAAGGCGAATGGGATGGCGTTCGGTATCTTAACGTTGGAGAAATTGACCAACAGCATCCCCTGGGTTTTAACTTTCACTTCTACGCAATGAACACACCACATGACGTTTGTATTATTCAGCGTCACCCATTGGCATTCGCACACAAGTGGGCGTCGAAGATTAACATTTGGTGGACACATGATCTGGCATTGTACCGCCAGGCTGAGGCTGTCAATTCAATGATGTGGAATGTAGACGCTGTGTTCACGGTTAGTCAGTACCATAAAGATCAGATCGTTGAAGTATACGGATTTAACCCGGAAGTTGTCTATCCAATTCTTAATGGTGTTGATCGTTCGATATTCTCGAAACCTTCACCAGGGAAAGATCAACGAATAGACGGCCAACTCGTCTACTCCAGTCGTCCTGAGAGAGGTTTAGTCAACTTAGTTAAGCCCGGCGGCATCATGGAGAAACTTGGTAATGACTATACACTAAAGGTTTGTTGTTACGAGAATACAACTGCTGAAATGGCACCAGCTTACAAGGAACTATATGGTATGGCTGAGGCGTTACCAAACGTTGAACTACTCGGATCTTTAAATAAATCAGAACTTGCAGTTCTCCAGGAACAATCAGTGGCGATGGTTTATCCTACGACCTTTGAAGAAGTGTCGTGTATTACTGCGATGGAAGCAATGGCTGCTGGGCTACCCGTCATCAGTAGTTTTCATGCCGCACTACCTGAGACTTGTCGTATCAGCGAAGGTGTTGTAACTGGTGCCGCACTAATCACGCTCAAGGGTGATGGGGTTGTCGATGAGGACCTTTTTGTTGACGCTGTTATAGAAATTACGAACGACCAGGCTGGTTGGGATATGATGCATAAAGCCCAGTTGGAAATGGCTGAGTATTATGATTGGTCGGCGACGGTTGATTTCTTCGACCTCTGTATACAAGGGTTATTCCTTGAACGTCAAACTGACGCTACGGTCTTCCGGCAACTCATCCAAAATAGTGATGCTTATGTGGCTTTCGATTTCGGTGATGATGACTATACAGAAATCGGGAACGACCTGAGTTCCTTCCAAATTGAGAAGGCTCTCAAAGCTTACACCTTCGCTATTGACGACACTTTCCCGGAACATTACGAGGCATATTATGCATACGAAAAAGAAAGAGGTATTGACTACGGTCCTGAATCTTTGGACCGCAATCCGCGATTTGAGTGTGTGTCTGATTTGGTTAGTAAGCTGGTTGACGGTGATATGGTACTCGATTACGGTTGTGCCCACGGCCACTATACAGTTAATCTGGCACTTAGGCATCCTAAGCTCAGGTTCATTGGTGTGGATCTCGAAGAATCAAACATTGTTAAAGCAGCCAAATGGGCAGATGCTGAACAACTTAATAACGTCACCTTTGTACAAGGAGATGCAACGACGGGAGAAGTACTTGAGATCGGGGTACCACCTTCACTGATCATAGTTGCTGAAGTGCTAGAGCATGTCAAGGAACCGACGAACCTGATATCTAATCTGGCTACCCTCGGCCAACCGACAGTTCAGTTCTGCATCACTACCCCGTTCGGACCCTGGGAAGCCGAGGGGTACGAGGAACACTTTCCCTGGCGTGCCCACGTGTGGCACTTTGAGCGTGAAGACCTTCAGAACCTATTCGGTAAAATGGAGAAGTTTAGTGTGAATGTGCTGCCCTCGGGGATGTCTAAGGAGGGTGAAATGCTGGGAAGCTACTTGACAACCTTCACCTGGATGGGTGAGTACCTAGCCTCGTTCGGCACTATTGATACCCAACGAAAAATTAAGAATACCTTGGGGAGGGACTCAGTGACCCTCTGCATGATCGTAAAGGATTCTCCGTTCACCCTGGCTACTGCAATCGAATCGGCTTTGCCTCTAGTGGATGAAGTTATTATCGCGATTGATGACACTGGTGAACACGTTCATCACATAATGGCGGCTGTTAATATGCTTGAGTTTAAGTATCCACTAACTAAATTTGAAAATTTAATGATTGAATCTCCTTTGTCAACCGGATTCGATTATGCTCGGAACCAATCAATCGAACACGCTAACGGTGAATGGATACTGTGGATGGATGCTGATGAAGTCATATACAGTCCACTAGCACTTCGTCCGTACTTAAAGAAAAACCAGTTTGCTGGGTTTGCTATACCGCAGCATCACTTCTCTATTCATCCATTGACTGTGTTGAGAACAGACTTACCAGTTCGTATCTTTCGTAATAACTTGGGAATTAAGTTCTTCGGTCGAGTACATGAGCATCCTGAGATAGAGATGAACGAAGGCGTAGGTCACGCCACGTTAGCTCCGCCAACAGTTCGCATTGCACATCACGGGTATCATGATGAAGACGTCAGACGTGAACGGTTCTCTCGTAACTATACTTTAATGGAGCGTGATCGAGAAGAGTATCCTACCCGTGTAATGGGCAAGATGCTATGGATTCGAGACACTTCACAAATGATTGGATTCGCCGCTGAGTCTGGGTTACAACCTACTCAGAAGATGTACGAGGATGCTGTAGCTGCTGTTAAGCTATGGCGTGAGTTACTCGATGATAATCTTCGAATGGCTTCCGAGGCTCTTGAGTTCTATACACCGTTAGTTACATTCGTTAATCCACCTCACCCGGTTGATTGCTCAGTAGATATATGTGCTAGCTTTGGTGGAATTGACTCAGACCCTGGTGAAACAAATCGGCATCAAGCAACGTTCTACGATACTGAACATGCACGTGCATATATCGATAAGGTGCAAGACGAACAACTTGCGAATTTAAATTCACGTTATTACTAAAAGGCAAGGTAGCTTCTTATGAATGATCAGCCGTCAATAGAAACAGAGATAGCTCTTCTTCAACAAGAGGTCGCCAGTCTTAAAGAGGAGTTGAAAGAATATGAGATATACACAGAAAACTTTATCACGAACTCAACGAATTGGAAGAACGATATCGATAACAGACTTCGCGTTGGTAAAGGGATTGTCCTTGGGATTCTTCTTGCCATTGGTACCGTCGGGAGTCTTACTTTTAATAGTATTCGTGAGTTCATTCTGAAACATTTTATTCAATAGAGGAAAAGAAAATGAGTAAAGCTAAGCAATTTTTTATCACGCAGGTTTGGGACTATCGCCTATCATCCGCACAGCCGACTAATTATCGGGGTATGCCAAAACACCTCATTCCTACTAATGCATCAAAAGAACAAACTCAGGAGTTTCTGAATAACTGGGTGGCTTGTGTTTACGAGAACGGGGAAAAGAACGAACCAGTTGAAATATTTGATACAGGCATTGAGTTTATTGCAGGTAACGCTGATAACTGGAATGCAGGTCACGAAGCGTGTTTCGACTTTCTACTCAGTGTACGTGATAAGTATTCACTACCTGATATCGAGGACTTGAAACCCTGGGTGGCTGAAATCCGTCGGGGCGATCTGATTCGTCAGGAAGCAACTGACGCTTACAACGCTATCATTAAGGAGAAAATGTAATGACACGCTTTGATAGTACGGCATTGCGCAATGCTAAAAATGACGCGCACGACGGGGAGATTGGAGGAAGTGCTTTATTCAATATCCGCACGGGTACGCCCCTGGGTTCGGGTGGTAACGGTACCTTACTCGCCCAATTAACTGGCAACGTCACAGCGTTCTTTGGGGCTTCGGCTTCGGGGGTATTGACGTCCAACGCCATTACGGCAGACTCGTCAGCGAATGCTACCGGCACAGCAGCTCACTATGAACTGACTACTTCGGGTGCTACCTGGGTTGAATCAGGACTTTGTGATACCGGCGGAACCGATGGCGCGACCATTGACAACGCGTCAATTGTCTCCGGCCAAACCGTTCAGGTTTCCGGGAACTGGACGAAGACAGCGCCAAACGCGTAGAGGGGGATACCGTTATGCGTTCTTTACTAAAGAAAAAATGCACTCCTATCTTTTTCATCTTCTCTCAATATAGAAGTGGGTCAGCATTGCTGTGCTCCTTGTTTAATAGTCACCCAGATATTTCGTGTATACACGAAGGGTTGAAGAGAGGTGAAGACGGAGTTCAGTTGGCTGACTCGGCTTTCTTCTTGGTGCCTGGTGAAGTGGATTGGTGGGAGCGCGCAAACCTAATAGCCAGCCGCTATCCGTTAGCCAAACACATTGGGCTGCATGGTCATGTTGATATGTTGAATGATGATATCTTAAACGCTCCATTTCCTAAAATCATGCTATATCGAGAGGATGAAATTCTCGGCGGCGTCAAACAAACCATGATGGAATACGATCGGATCGATCGGGGGTACGACTTGGATTTGGATATCGCCGAGCGTAACATTGCTTTAAGAATTCAGAGGAACAGCATCATTAAGCCGTATGCCACGATGACCCTATCATACGAAAGGATGACACGAGGTAAAAACATCAGTCGATTATCGTGTTGGCTAAATAGGCGATTGCTGTATCACGTTGGCGCGTGCAACTTTACGATGAATACACGGGTCGAAAAAACCCGAAAATCTTTGCCCCGGAATATGGGAGAAATTTATGAGGCCAATAGCTATGCCCGAAAAAGTTGATTTGACGTTCGACCAAACTTTAGATCGAGGCGTGAAGGGAGATAGTACTAGTTTCCCCATAGACGATGATGTCACAAACCTTATCGTGTATGTGGATCGCGCTAAATTAGGCGGGACAATCGATGCTGAAATAGCTAGAGTTTCACTATACGTTTCGCTGAAAGGTGATGATTTCCAACTAATCAAAACGAACGGGTTCGCGGGTGGCGTTCACGTCGCGCGTAAAGGTCAGATTCTCCCGTTCACCACGATAAGTTCCGGCCCATTGCCGATGGTTAGAGGTCGAAAATATCGGTTAGAAATTAATACCGTTGCGCGAACTCGAATCAAATGCGACTGCGATCAATTAATTCGGGGCGTTGGGCGGAGCGCATAAGCGATGACTGTTAGTTACAACAGCAGTCTTGTCACGGCTGATAAAGCTATCACCAGTTTAACAACTGGCGCGCTAAACATTTCGGCTGGAGTTGACGTGTGTTTGTCGGCTGGTGCCGTTTCGAATGATGATGTAAACCACCCTTCAAGCATAACATTAAATACGCCGACCCCTGAGAATTTTACATCTCAAGTTTCGGCTGCGTTCGATACTTATCACGCCGCGTCGCTTTGGACTTTAGTGCCTACCGTAAAAGACACAGACACAGTAACGGGGACATGGGGGACATCGCGCGATAGCGCTGGATTGGTCGTTGGTTACTTTGAAAATGTAGACCAAACGACGCCTGTGGGGACTACAGCAAACGCGACCAGCACCGCTGGCACTGGGACTATTACAGCTTCACCGACTGGTGAAACGTCCGACGATATGCTCACTGATGTTCTATATTCGGAAGACCCAACAGGCGCGCGAACCGCTGGCGCTAACCAAACTGAGCGAGAAGTTGGTGCTACCACGGGAGGCTCCTATAATTGTGGCATTAATATGTCCACTCAAGCGGGGGCTGATGGCCCAGCAATGACTTATACTAAAGCCGCGGACAATCACAGCATTTATTTATCATTGATACTGAAAGGCATCAGCGCTAAAACTTTGACGATGGCTCAAACCGAAGCGACCGAAACACAAGCGGTATCATTGCAAGTCCCGACTGACATAGCCATTACGCAAACCGAAACCGGGGAAACCAATTCAGTGTCACTGGAAGTCCCGGCCAATCTAGTGATGATTCAGTCCGAAGCGACCGACGTGCAAACTGTTCTGCTAAACTCGATAGCTAGTTTAATAATGAGCCAAACCGAAGCGACCGAAACGCAAGCTGTCTCCTTAGCCGGTTTGATTACCCTGGTGATGTCGCAAACAGAGTCTTCTGAGTCACAGAGTTTGCTGGTACAACTTCTAACTTCAATCGTCATGTCTCAAACTGAAGCTAGTGAATCTCAGGCTATTTTGATAGAAGGTATTATCCAATTAGTTATGACTCAAACTGAAGCTAGTGAATCTCAAGCTGTATCCCTGGTGAGCGTAGTGACCTCTGCGTTAACGATGGCGCAAACTGAGGCTAGTGAAACTCAGAGTGTTACTGTACAGGGACTGATTGAATTGCTTATGTCACAAACTGAGCTAACTGAATCTCAGGTACTAAACCTTGAAGTTCCAGCGCAGCTAAGTTTGTCGCAAACTGAGTTAACTGAATCACAAGTAGTTTCCATTGAGAATCTCATTCAATTGGTTATGGCTCAGACGGAAGCTAGTGAATCTCAAGCTGTATCAATTGAAGTTGTTGCAGGTGCTGCCCTAGTAATGGCTCAAACAGAATTAAGCGAATCCCAATCGGTGAACCTGCAGAACGTTATTAGTACGTCAATCTCTCAAGCTGAGTCTTCCGAATCGCAATCAGTAATGGTTGAATTAATTTCTCAATTGTCAATAGCTCAAACAGAACTCAGTGAAACACAGTTCGTTAGTTTGGTTGCTATACTGGTCTCTGTCGCGATACTAATGGACGTCGAAGAAGGCTTGTCAATTGATATGTCGATTGAACCAGGCTTGCCAATTCTCCAATCCCTACTAGACCACATTGAGGGTACTATAGAATGAGTTCTACACTAAAGAAAAAGCTAATCGGTAACACAATCAAAGTTACTTGGGTTAGTAGTGGAATAACACCGAGCGCAATTAGTCTGTCGATTTTTAACGGTAGTGATACGTTAGTCAACTCACTATCAATGACTAGTAGTGGTAACGGTCATTATTACGGTTTGTATACCCTGGTGAATACCCTGGGGTATTACGTTGCTCAAACAGATGCAACTGTCGCTAGTAAACCCTACAAAAAACGATTCGCTTTCAAAGCTATTTCTAAGGAGACTGACTAATGGGTACATATGCTGATTGGAAAGACGTCATAGACAGGTACAGTAAATTATCATCGGCTGCTGATTCTATTGAAATGGGTGATGGCTACATAACCGGTGCAGAGGCATTTATTAACGCGATGCTTTCTGGACCCTACACTGTGCCAGTATCAGATAATCCACCACTACTAAAAGACATTTGTGTTGACCTTGTGTTTGCTAAGATGATGATTGGAAAAGACAAGAGTGTTAAGGAAGTTCGAACTCAGGCACTTCAAATGTTGAAAGACTTGGCTAGTGGTACCATGGATTTGATTGACGAGAATGGTTCCGCTGTTTCAACTGTTGGCCAAGCTATCTGGAGCACATCAGAGGATTATCATTCCACCTTTAGCGAACTCGGACCTGATGGTGATCTGATAGATCCTGAACTACTGGAAGACTTGTATGACGAAAGGTAATTTCCAATTGAAGGTTACCCAGACGCCTGACGCTGCGAAGATGCAAGCTGTCTTGAAGAATCTAAAAAGAGAGATGGTTGACTTTGCTAGGTTCCATAAAGCTGCGGCTGTCCTTCTTGATAGATGGGTGCAGAAGAACTTTAAAGGTCAGGGTAAAACCCTGGGAGCTGACGCATGGCCAGATTTTAAAATTGGTGGTCGTCGTATTAAAGGTGGTGGTATTGATTCTTCAGCAAAGCTTTTACAAGATACCGGTCGATTGAGGATCTCACATCTACCATTCTCAAGTGCTAAGGATGCTGGTATTGGCTCAGACCTCCCATACTCCAAAGCACATCACTTAGGCATGGGGAATTTACCAGCAAGGCGTACTTTGCCAATTGCGTCTGAAGTTTCTAAAGATATTCTTAACGAACTACAACGACACTACGAGGCTAATTCCCGTGTTAACTTCTAATGACGTAACTAAGGCAATTGAGACTGCATTCAATACTGACCCAGCATTTGAGGGTCGTAACATTTGTCGAAGTGACACTGTTAACACCGATCCTGAGCTTTGTCCATGGGTAGGTATATACGGAACTTCTATTGTCTACGATCCAGAAACCCTGGGGCAAGGTCCCGAAGCTTGGACAGGCGCAGTGACGTTAACCATAGTCGCACAGGAAGTTAACTATTCTAGTGGAGCTGAAGTTGAGGACTCTCTTAACGCCTTGGTAGAATTAGTTATAAACAAACTATTTTCAGATTTATCGATTCGAGGTATCGTCGATATTGTAAAAGGAGTGGACGTAACGTACTCGTACGTAATCGGTTCTGAAACCGAAGAGTTGTATTTCCAGTCTGCATTTATAACCGTTGAGACAGAGGTATCAACATCATGAGTAAATCGTTTAAAGTTATTCGCTGGCTCGGCGATGAAAAAGAGTTGCCCGGTATCGGTGTAGTGTCTTACGACGATACCAAAATAATGGATGCGACTGTCGCAGATAGTTACATTGAACAGAAGTTGGCTGAGGAATACAAAGCGGTCAAACAGGTTAAACCTAAATAGGAGAAACAGTAATGAGTTACGGTCAAAAAACCCACGTCGCTTTGTCATTCCAGAATTCGTGGGATACTGCAAACGTCAGTTCGCTCTATCACATTCAACATATCGAGGAATCAGTCGGGCTTAATATACCCCCATTGAAAGACGGATCCGCTCGTGGTGTATTTGATGAAGGTGATAGTTATCAAGGACCTCGTACGGTTGACGGGGATTTTATTATTAATGCTAAGTCGATTCCCCTAGGTGTGTTATGTCGTGGTTACTTCGGTGCAGCTACGGTAACACAGGAAAACTCTGCGAGCGTATTCAATCATGTCTTTAAGTCAGCCCAGGCAGACTTCGACGAGTTTAGTGCGCACGACCCGATGTCGTATTTCAAGTATATGGATGACGGTGGTTCGGCTTCCTTATTCTATAATCTGAATATCGGGGCAATGGAATTTGGTGCGGAGAATGGTGAGTTCTTAACTGCCAAGGCATCATTCGTCGGTGGCAAGTTCTCACAGAATGCTGACATCGCGGCAAGTTATCCAACAGGTAAGCGGTTCACCTGGGACGTGTCTAGTCTTCAGATAAACGGTGTAACTAACGGAAACCTGAAAGCGTTATCAATAGTATCTGATGATTCCCTGGAGCCGATGCATACTATAAACAATAGTCCGTATCCTTCCCATGTTCTAAGGTCGGCCGAACGGGTTATCGAAGTTTCTGGTACAATCATCTTTAAGAATCAGACTGAGTGGCAGAAATTCATCGCTGGAACTGAGCAGCCGTTTAAGGCTTCCTTTGGTGGTGTTACAGCTATTTCATCGGGTTATATAGATGAGATTATCCTCGAAATGCCGGCACTCCGTTACAGCGAATTCAAACCCGTTGGGGCAGGCCCAGGTAAAACCGAGGTCGGGTTTACCGCTGAGGCCAAGTATCATACCGGGTCGGCAACAGCATTGCAAGTTACATTAACTAATACCCAAGCGGTATACTAGAAACAGGAGCCATTACTAATGAGCAAATTTACTAAGAGCTGTCCTTACGAAACTGAATTCGAAGAGGACAAAATTACAATGAACTTGAACCGGCTTCGTCGAGCGGACATGATGGTGTTGATGCCTTTCATGAATGAAGCCGGTAAAGGCGAAGTTAAAGTCGACGTTGACTTAATGAATTTGGCGTCAGATCTTCTGCCGAACTATGTCGAGAACTTCAAAGGTCTTAAGGATGAAGACGGTAACCCAGTAACTATCGAAACTGTTTGTGATCAGACTTACTTCATGACATTAGCAGGAGAGATTATCGCTGAACTATTCAACATATCTAAGTTGGGTGATGAAGACTCAAAAAACTCCGACAAGCCACGCAGCACTACGGACGTGGCACAGGAACGAGACGAGACATCATCCTCTACGATTTCGCATGTGAAGAGTGGGTCAAAATAGTTGTGGGTTGTGTAAACTTAACTGCCGAAGGTCACGCACCTTCTCAATGGTGTTGGCCCGACGGGGGTACATACGCCGAACAGGATAATGTTGTTTGTGAGATCTTTACGATTATTAAAGATGAACTTCACAGACTAAATACTCCTAGGAAAAAGAGAGGAAGATAGTGGCTAACGTCATACAGTTTACCCTGAAAGGTGTTGATGGTTTGTCAAGTACCTTCGGTAAAGCAACTAAGTCAGTAGCGAAGGCAGCGAAGGCAACAGTCAAAGCAGCAGCACGAGTTGGTAAAGTTGCCGCTCTTGCTTTCACTGCTGCTGCCACTGCTACCGTTTTATTTCTAAACAAGATAGCTAATGCTCAGGATAAAGTTGGAAAGCTTTCGACGAGATTGGGCATAGCAGTTGATAAGCTATCAGAGTTTCATTTTGCTGCCAAGCTCGGTGGTGTCGAAGCTAATACTTTTGACTTAGCTCTACAACGTATGACTCGACGAATTGCAGAAGCTGCCGAGGGTTCTGGTGAAGCTAAGACTGCCATTGCTGAGCTGGGACTTAACGCCAGAGATTTAGCATCGATACCACTTGACCAACAGATGAACGTTGTAGCTGATTCTCTGTTAGGCGTAGAGTCACAGTCTGATAAAGTCCGATTAGCCTTTAAGCTGTTTGATTCAGAAGGCGTATCAGTGTTACAGACAATGCAGAAAGGTTCTCAGTCGTTTAAGGATGCAGCAGCTGACCTAGCATTCTTAGGCGGGACAATGGACGCGCAGGGTGTAGCTAACGCAGAGAAATACAAAGATTCAATGCTACGTGTCACAACTGCGTTAGGAGGCACAGCTCGTGCAGTAGGTAACGAATTGATTCCCATGGTTACTGGATTAGCTAATCAGTTCGCTGACTTCGTAGCTAACAGCCGTGGAAACATCGTACTGTTTGTCAAGAGTGCAATAAAGAATATCCTAACATTTGGCAATGTAGTTGCCCAGGTGTTTAACACTGTTGGAAACTTCTTTTCTCGTTTGTTTGATCTAGATACTACCGCGGACGTATTGAACGAAGTGACTGCTGGCTTCAAAGAAATGTTTGTTGGAATCTTAAACATGGCTATGGATATTGCCCCATTCCTCGCTAGGATTTTTGTATCTCAGTTTAAAATTATATGGACGTCTTTTGGATCCTTCGCAGAGAATGCATGGCATAATATTAAGTCTTTGTTTGATGATGATATAGTCGCCAAATCATTCGGTGATATTATATCAGAAGCTGCAAAAGCTGCGTCCGCCGAAATGGATGTACTAATAGAAACCATGGGAGGCGTATCTGAAATAGTACTGGAGAACGCTGATTCAACAGGCACTGCACTAAAAGAAATGTTTGGTATTAATACTGAACTAGCATCAGCTCAAGCAGAAGCTATGATTGAACAACTATCAGTATTTGGTGAAGCTGTTGAAGAGATAGCTGTTATGAATGCTGAGAAGGTTTCCGGAATAATGGACTTCATGCGAGAACAAAGTGAATTATTCTTATCTAACCAGAAGTCATTGACTGAAGAATTCGCTAAGTCTCTATTTGCTACAATGATGAATACAACCAAGGCTATTGGTCAAGGTGTTGGAGAAGTGATCGTAGAAGGTGAGAAAGCTTCCAAGGTATTTAAGCAAATAGCTAAGAACGTTTTAAAAGAAGTCATCGCTACATTTGTCGCTATGCAGATTCAACGTAAGATAACTTCTGCGTTAACTATAGCGTCTGTTAAGACTGAAGCTTCCGCGGAGGTAGGTAAGGCAGCAGGATTAGCAGCAGCCAATACCCTGGCGTCAGTATCAGCAGCACCTTGGCCTATAAGCTTAACTGCCCCTGTAGTTGCTGCTTCCCATGGTAGTCAAGCACTGGCACAGTTTGGATCATTCTCAGCAACAGGATCCTCGCTAGGTGCATCAGTCGCAGCACATGGTGGTTTAGGATTCGTACCTGAGGAAACTACAGTACTTGTCAATAAAGGTGAACGAATTATCAGCCCCAAGCAAAACGCTGATCTAACAGACTTTCTCGATGCCCAGGGTAGCGCAGGTGGTGGTACTAGTATTGGTAATATCGAAATACAAATTAACACATCAGCTGAACGGTTTGAAGACATCAGTGACATTGAACTTGAAGTCTTTGTGAGTGAACGGGTTATCCCCGCCCTTGATACCCTGGACAGCGCCGGTATACGCCAGGCTGCCATTGAGAGGAATCTCGACTAATGCCTATTATTCTACAAGACACAACCAGTACTGATACGGTTGTTATAAACCCGGAGTTCAACTTTGAAATACCCCACCGGAAACTTGAAGACCGAATAACGGTTCGAGATGGTTCTGATTATGTATACAAGTGGGGTAGCTTTAAAAACTTCAAGATGGGTGTTAGGTTTATCTCGGAAGCTGACCGGGCAATCATCAATGGTTGGTGGAAAAACGATACCCCTCTTAGGTTCTGGGATTCGTTCGAGGGATTTGAGATTAGTAATTCTATTTACATAGGGAATTCATTAGACGTTACTAGTCAACTGGCTGCAGCATCACGTTTACGTGAGGCAAGAATTTCTGACGACGGTTTGAAGTTGTGGGTTGTGCAGAGTATACCTGCAACTTTGTTTGAATACGATCTATCAACGGCTTACGATCTATCAACGGCTATATACAACTCAGTGAACCTCGTTCTTACGGGCGTGTCTAGTTGCCAGACGTTCTTTTTCAAACCTGACGGCCTCAAGTTGTTCTGCCAAGATATCAGTAGCGATGATATAACACCGTTCACATTAACAACTGCTTGGGATATTACAACAGCAACACCTGATGGCGTTACTAGCATTAATTTTTCTACTGAAGACGATTCAACAGCGGGGATGGTTTTTTCAGGTGATGGCGCTGTGTGTATTTTACTAGGTGCGGAGACTGATAAAGTATATCGCTACACGTTATCGGCTCCGTGGGGTATTGAATCATTTGTATATAGTGGTCAGAGTTTCGACGTATCATCCGAAGATGGAATTCCGTTTGGCATCCAATTCGCTTTTGGCGGCTTCAAAATGTACATAGCAGGTCTTACGATGGACTCCCTTTTCGAATATGACCTAGCTACACCTTACGATATAACAACTTCCGTTTACAATGGTGCTGTTTACGATATGCAAGTTCCAGTTCCAGCACTTAACGCACCACGGGGCGTATCGTTCAGCCAAAACTTTAAACACTTCTATGTTCCAGATAGTACCACTGACACTATCTATCAGTTTGCCACCAACGCACCGACAGCTATAAACATTAAATTAATTAATAGAAGCCTACCGATCGATTCAGTTATTGAACCTCACAACAATTTGTTCAGAGGTAAGTTGGATTTGAGGACATACGAATGAGCAACATTTTAATGGCGAATAGTTTGTCAAGTGTTTTAGTCTTCCCCAGGTACCAGGGATTTTTAAATTCATCACAGAAGGTGGGTTCCAAATATACTACGGATACTGGGGCTTATTTTAACTACACCTGGGTGATTAAGGAAAGAGTTAAATTCACTGTAAGTTATGTCAACTCATCCTTTCGGTCGGTTGTGAATGATTGGTGGGAAAACAATACGGACTTGATCTGGATACCGACAGATGTAACCTCGGGTTCTTTCAATGTTCGCTTGGTGAATAAGACTGCACCTATTAGTAAATTGTCTGAACCTTACGATAAAAGATTCGAAGGTATCATTGAACTGGGATCATTCTAATGGTTACTGATAGTTTTATAGCGAAAACAAAACGATTTAAACCGGGTAGTCCCCAACGGACTTTCATAGTTGGTTCGGACGACTATAGTAATCGAGTATTAAAATGGCCTTCAATCTCTACGAAATGGGATGAGGTAAAACCTAAAACAATATCCATCCCCATTATTAATACTGATAAGGAGTTGAACGCTATTCGGTTAGACAAAACTTTGATGGAACAAACCACGGTACTAAAATTTGGATTTGGCCCAGGCTCTGACTCTGATTTAGCCGGGGCGGTAGATGATACTGTATTTGACTACACTACCCAACTTGGGGCTGCTGCTGATGTTGTCTTTAACGCAGCTTTCACTAAAATGTTTATCCTGGCAACGGTCACTGAAATATACTCGTACACCTTAAGTGTCGCGGAAGATTTAAGTACAGCAACTTATGATACCGTAACCGCTTCATTAACAGAAGTTTCAGTCGCTAGTGGTATGGTCACGGGAAATGCTGGTCAGTATCTTTTCGTCAATTCAATAGCTTTTGAAAAGATTTTCAGGTACGAGATGTCAACGCCGTGGGATTTATCTACTATCTCGTATAGTGGGTCAGGCTTTGACCTTGATACGGCAAACGACGATTCGACAGCTTTCGGGTTAGCTATAAACGATATCGGGACTAAGTTGTTTATGATAGGTGGTGACCAGAAGATACTAATACAGTATACGTTGGGCACAGCATACGACCCTTCAAGTGCTACAATCGACAAGACTTTAGACCTATTCGAAGTATTGGGCCTTGATTTTTTTACCCATCTAAGCATTAGTGAAGATGGGACAGCCATGTACGTTCAAGGAACAACCACTGTTGGAACAGATAGGGAGGATTTCATTTTTGAACTTATACTCCCGAATGCTTTCGATTTATCGGGTGCAATTTATAACGGAGTCTTTCATTCTCAGGTCGCTGTTGGCGGCGTGTCTTACATCGGCGGTTTTAAAATACTTAATAACAAGACTAAGCTTTATAAAGTGATGCAACTTGTACCAGACCGAGAGGTTCAGTCAATGGATATACCAGAGAATACGAGTGGGGAAGATTCTATTGTATTCTCTGGTAAAATGCGAACTCTCAACTATTCAAAAGAGCTTTGTACTATAACGGTCATTGATAAGTTCCAACAACTATCTGAAAGAAAAGTTGGTACTCCTGACGTTCCAGTTACGTTCTCCAGTGGCACTGATCTCCCCACTGATATAGTCTGGGCAACCGTTACATCATACGGAGGTTATAGTAATGTTCAGAGCACTTCAAACCCGGATATAAACTGGGACTCTTTTAACGCCTGGGCTGCGATCTTCAGTGGTGACTCGGTCTTCATGGAAGCTAATTTCACCGGACAAAAAGTCACGGAGATACTGAGGAAAATCGCCAGGCATACTCACTCCGCTATTTTTATCAACGAAGATAAACTTAACTTCAACCGGTTTGGTATCGTCTCGGCTGCAGTGGGTTCTTTCGATAACTCAAGCATTAAAGATTTGACTTTGAAGTTTGATACTAATGATGTTGTCAATCGACAGCATGCGTCAGGTGGTTACGACGTCACTTCAAACTTTCATACATTCACAGTCTTTACGGATGACACTACGTCTATTAATAGCTTTGGTCTTAAAGAAGACTTAATAAAAGATAATAATGTTTGGTATGTGAACTCGTCTTCGGCTTTGAACTTTACGCAGCGACGGATATTAGCTAACTCGGAACCTGACGACAGGCTTGAAATTACAACTACTATGGCAGGTCTATTTCCTACAGTCGGGGAAACGATATATGTCCAAGACGATTTCCATTCTATTTCAGAATCTTATCGGGTACTTACCAAGCGGTATGATATGGACAAATCTTTAATCAAAATGAGCGTTGACCGAACTCAGATATCCTTCCCATTCGTTCTTGATGTTACCTCCCTGGGTAGCACAACGGAGGTACTGACATGACTTGGACAGGACGTACTTTCTCCGGAACTTTAACTGCTGCCCAGTTGACGAATCTTCAGGCGGATATTCTCGCCAAAGCTAATGGTGATACTGGTGCACCTAAGTTAGTCACAGCTGCTATCGCCAATGATGCATTCAACGCTGCTCGTATAGCGGCAGCTGCAGTTGGTCGAAGTGAGCTATCTCAAGCTGCTGCAACTTCAGCGGGAACATTAGCAACCGATACTGCTGTGAGTATAACCTTGAATGATTATGCTTTCTTTCCAATGATACATTCAACACCGAATGAATTCGTTCTTGTTCGGTCACACGATACAGACGGAGGTAGTGGGGCATCACCACGGTTCTCTTTACTAAATGGTCCTATCGCAAGTACAGATTACGATATTGACCACCTCTATCTAACAACGGGGGTATAACTATGACCTGGGTAGGAACAATATTCCAAGTAGGTCAGGAGCTTCACGACACTGCCCTTAACGCTGTCAATGACGATATCACAGCACAAGCTAATGGTGATACTGGTGCACCTAAGCAACAAGTTGGTAGTTATGCAACAGGATCTATTACTGCAGCTAAGATCGCAGCCAGCGCTGTCGTACGAAGCAAATTAGCAACAGCGCTGACGTCTACTAGTGGTAGTCTTAGTGTTGGTGAAAACGTAGGAATTATTCTAAGCCGAAACGCTTTCTTTCCTATGATCTACGTATCAGCACAACGAACTACCTGGAGACCTCACTTATCTGACGGTGGTAGTGGTTCATCACCTAGGTTTTCTTTAACAGCTGTCACAGCGGAAGCTTCTTATGAAGTTGCTTATCGCTATGTTACAACAGGGTCTTAGACATGACTTGGACAAACCAGACATTTACAGATGGACCCATCTTAACTAGTACGCAGATGAATAACCTGCAAGCTGATATCACAGCGCAAGCTAACGCCGATGCTAGTGCCCCTCAAAATGTTCAAGCTAGTATTGGTCTACTATCTGCTACTGCCATTTCCATTGCCACTGCTGCTGTAGGAACATCTGAAATTAAAACTTCCTTAGCGTCTACTGCCGGTAGTGCTAGCCTGGCTGAGTACGTATACTTCACCTTTAATGATTACTGTTTCTTTCCTATGTTTCATTCAGCTTCACCAGCTACACTATCAGGACATACTACCGCAGGTAGTGATGGTTCACAACCACGCTGCTCTTTGTATTTTACTTCGGCAAGTAGTTACGATGTTGATCATCGATATGTCGCCGCCTCATAAACTGAGAATAACCTATGAAAACACAATACGCTAGAATTTATTTCGCCAACGGTAATCCGGACATTCCTCTATGTGTTCATACACAAGAGACACCTTTCTCGGATGCAGAGTTTAATCCTGTCGATCATGGAGAAATAGATGGTGAATACTATGACGTCGAGATTTGTTGTCAAGGGTACATCCGAGCTCGAGAACTATTGGACAAGGTTGGACGCTGTTCTGACAAACGCTGCCCGGTATCTCTATCAGATGAAATTGAAATATCTGAACCCTGTTGCATTATCGAAGGTGAAGTTAAAGAACGTCGAGTACAAGAAGTTAAGTCTTTAATAGACAGAATCAAAGGAGTTAGTGAAGAAGACGTTATCGACGCATTAGTTCACCAGGGACGGATAGTTGGTGATATTTCAGAACTAAAATTCACAGAACTTGAAGGGATCAAAAACTTAATCGGAGGTATATCCCCCATGATATTTATCAGCATTGCACATCACGAGGAAAAGCCAGGTGTCAGCTATAACGGCTTCAATGAATATGACGAATCAATTCGATGGGCTAACTGCTTAGCTGAGATACTTGGTTCTCAATGTCTACTAGTTCCCCAGGGTACAACTAAACGTAAAGTTCGATTCATCAATGATCGTGATCCCTCAACCTCAATAGCTATTGAAGTACATTTCAGCCATAATCCTGATACGTCGACTGGCCCTAATGGTGAAGGTTGTACTACGTTATACGCACCAAGGAATACTAGTAGTAAACGTGTGGCGGAGGTTGTGTCAGACGCTGTTGGGGAGCACTTCGGGATAGACCAAGGGGTTAAGGAAGGGTATTATAAAGATGATCCTGCTAACGGTCCAGACTTCTTCTTATCAAACGTTAACTGCCCTAGTGTTATTGTCATGCCGGATTTCATACATCGAAAGGGTTTTATTACCCAACTCAGAAATCCGGCATGTGTTGACATAGCGGCAGCTCTACTAAAGGTTCATGACGAGTTGTACTAGTATGTCCATAGAGTAGTTCGACAATACAGCATGTCTAAGCTTGCTCCGGCGTCTTCTGCGTATGGCCAACCCTTAGCATACTGGGAATCATTAGAGTACCCACACCGATGTTTATCCCAGTGGTAGTATATATCAATCGTTGAACCCCACCGGTCATCATCAGTCCAATCATACTTTTTTGCTTCGTCAGGCTGTTGAGCTGTTGTCACACCTAGATCAATAGCGAAGCTATTAGTTAGATTGGCAGTAACACTAAAAAACATTTGATCAAGTGATGACTCTTTTTTACCGTCGATGCTCTGACCGGTGAGCCACTGAGATACGTGTTTGTATCCAGCGTTGATGGTAAACATCTTCGTTATAGGTCTCAGTGCATAGATAACTACAACTGCACCAACTTGATCGTTGCTTTTCCAATCGTACACTTCATCTACTAAACTGAAGTTGGCTGATACCCCAAGATCAAACCGTATCTCCGACTTAGCTTCCGCGTTACCTG